CTTCGGCAATGAGTAGCGACGGCGAAATCATCAACGTCAATTTGTCTAGTTCAGCCTGCAACGTGCTGCCGTCAATCGTTGGCGTCAACGCAATGGCGCCCGTTGACGCCGCCGCGCCTTGCGGCTGTGGACCGAACGCCGCACCGGTCGCCTGTACCTGGACGGTTGCCTGTTGTTGTCCGGTGATATAAGGCGTTAGTGCCTGCAAGGTTGCGTCGGCGGTGATGGTGGCACCGGGCTTTTGTGCCGGCCCCATTGCGCCAACGTTTTTGCCGCCGGTTTTTGCGCCCGTACCAAACAGGTTGGCAGGATCGAAGAACAAAGCTTGTGCCGCTGCCACCTGTTCCTTGATTACCTCCCCGTTGGCGTTTACGTACTCATCAAGTCCAGTCTGCAAACCCTCCGTCAGAGGGTCAATGTCCACCAGTTTCGGTGGTGCAACGGGTGCAGGAGCAGCGCCACCGCCGCCGGTTGCAGCGCTTGTGGCGTCTTCGACGATTACGCCGAAATAGGCGTAGATATTCTTGCGGCCTTCCTCGCTTTTATTCTGCAAGTCTTGCGCAAACTTAACCGCTTCCTCGTTAATAAAAATGGGGATGTTCTCAGCGGCACTGTACAGCGAACTGTCATTCATGGCGCGTTCTAACAGTTCCAGCGTCTGTTCTGCCGTGTTGCCAACTTCTAGCCCGGCGCGTTCCAGCCCTGCCCGCGCCTCCTCGATTGACACATCTTCCCACTGCTTGCCGTTCTCAACCTCGTCACGCAGGCGGCGTAGGTACTCGTCGGCCTTCTCTTGATAGACGCCCATCTCAGCGTCTTTCATATCCTGCTCAGTTACCGACGTTGTGCTGAATAAGCCCGGCACTTTGTCCAGCGCGTTTTTTAACTGGTCACTGGCCTTCTTTGCGCCATCTTCCAGGGCCTTACCCGCACGCCGCGCCGATGTCTCCTGCTGACGTGCCACCGCTGCGTTGTAGCGCTCCATCTCGCGCCGATTTTGTTCGCGCCCGCTGGATGCCTGTTGCGTCTGGATGCGTTGCGAGATGCTGCCGCCAACAGCCTGACCACCGGCAAAGCCGGGCAGGTTCGACATGTCGGACTGTGCTTGGTTTAGCGCGTAGATGGCGTTAGTCGCAATGCCAGCGCCCTGTGCCAGCGTTAGCAGGTTACCCGTCAACGCAGCAGTCATGCCGGCATATTGACCTGCGCTGATCTGCCCGTTGCGGAATGCCGCTTCCGCCAAAAAAAGTTGGTTGACGAGTTCGGCAGCGTAGGCGTTAGATGATAAAAACTGCGTGCCCAACTCATTGACAACGCCGTTTAGTTGTGACCCACCATCGGCCACGGCATAGGCCACAGATGACAGGTATTCAAATTGCGCTGCCTGCTCAGCGCTCATGCTGCCGGTAAAGGCGAGTTCCTCTGACAGCGCTGCCAATTCTTCACGAGCGCCAGCGATGCCGGGCAGGAAGTCCACAAAGCCTTGGTTCAGCCCCGCAAACGCGCTGCCGATGGCGCTGAAATCGACGGCGACGGCACGTTCTTCCAGCGCGTCGAATGGTGCGGTCAGTTGCTCAATCATCGCCGCCACATTGATGGCGATTTCGTCCGTGCCCATCGTGCCGCTTGAGACAAGCGCCTGTATCGCCTGTTCTGCTAAAATCTTCTGTTGGCGCAACTGCTCAATAGCGGTTTCTGCGCCAACAGTAACCGCAGATTTTTGCGCACGAGACGCCAGCGCTTTGTTGACGATTTCGCTTTGTTCAGCAATGATGCGCGCCTGTTCAGCCGCGGCCGCTTGCGCTGCCGCTTTGGCCTGATTTGCCTGCATTGCCTGCTGCGTGGCCGGATCGCTAGTCAGTGCAGCCAAGTCAGCATTGACTTTGCGTAAAGCGCTGACCGCTTCTGGTGCGCTTGTGGCGCCATTGATCAGGGCGTCAACAATCTGCTTGATCTGCTGCTCGTACTTGTCCGCACCAGGCACACCAGCATTCACTGCCTCGCTGACCTTGGCTAGTGATGCAATGGCCTCGTCACTAGCAATGATCAGTCCTGTCTGCGTGGAATCGTCCTTGCCTACGTCACGCATGGTTTGGCCAACCGTGGTCAGGTCAGCCTTCATTGTCTCCAGGTAGGCTTTTAGGTCGTCACTGCTGGCGCCTGCCCCTTTGGTGAGAATGATAAAATAGTTGGTGATCTCAGCGATTTGATTAGAGAATGCGCTAACATAATCTTTACTGAGTTCTGCGAATAAATCACCGAACGCGTCTTTTGCATTCTGGACATTAGCGTCCAGCCGTTCAAAAATAGTCGCTGCACTATCGGACGCGTTGCGGTTGGCTTCCAGCGCGACGGCGCCTTGCCTGTACGCCTCCTCTAATAGTGCTGCCTTACGTTCACTGGCCGTTAGCTGGTCAGCAGTTTTGCCGAGCGTGGCCGCATAGCTCGACGTTGCCTGCTCTAAATTGACGATCAGGCCAAGATTGTCGAGGATTAACCGCGATTCGCGCGCCAAACCAGTCGTGAGAAACTCTAGCGACTGCGTATCACTGATACCCTGCGCACGGCCAAGGGCGCTTGATAACTCGATAAGTTTTGCGAATTGTTCCGGCGTTTGTGCTACCTGATATTGCAACGCTCGATTTGCATTCAGCATTAATTCATATCACGAAATCGTGCCCATTGCGGCTTTGTCTGCGGCAGACACAATCGCATCAGCGGTCGTGTTCGCAGATGTGGCGTAGCTTTTTAGTACATCGTTGATTTGGCCGAACACAGCGCCGCGGCGCGACAGGTCATTAAGTGCATCGCCTATTTGCCCGATGCCTTGCACAGCGGCTGAAATAGCCACACCGCCGATGAGTCCACCGGCAAGGCTGCTTGGTACATTCAGCCCACCACCGCCACCACTCGTTGCAGCCGCACCGCCTGATTGTGGCTGTATCTGCCCGGATGCCCGCGCCGCCTGTTCAAGCTCTTGCCGCAAGCGCTGTGCCTCGCCAACGGCGCGTGTCAGAGCGGACGTGTCAAGGCGCCCTAGCGTGATGGTGCGTAGCTCCGCCTCAAACACGCTACGCACGTTGCGGGCTTGTCTGCGTGCATCCGCTGATGATAAAATTATTCGATATGTTAACTCACGGCTAGGCATTGTTATTTTCCGAAAGGTCTATTTATGACTGACATGAATTCCATCGTGATAGTCGGCGCGGGCATCGGGCTTGCCATTGTTTTGTTCTTGTTGCTTCGTTCGTTCGTGTGGTGGTATTTCGGCATCAGTCGCCACCTTGACAACCAAGACCAAATTATCAAGCATCTCGAAACCATCGCCGCCGAACGCACCCGCAACGTGTCAAAGCCCGTCATCACCCGCACTGATACGCCAGATAGCCGATCTAATTCACCGACCGGACGCTAGCGCCAAAACTGTGATTCAATCTGGCTGACAACAAAATCAACCAGTCTCGCCAATGCGTCTTCCTGCCCGTCGTCCAGCAACGTCACGCTGCGGGCCGGCATCCGGCTTGTACCTAACTCCAACCACCGCCCCCGGCTGTCATTGCTGCCAGCCTCAATCGTCAAGCCAGCAGGCGACTGCCATACACGTTCATAGCTGTCACCGCCACGTCCGACGAACGACTGCCGGTAATTGCCACGCCGCACCAGAATCGGGCTGCCGCCTGCAAAGCCTTGCGCACGGCGATGTAACTGTGTCGATGGTGCCAACGGTGCCCACCGACCCGCGCCGCTGCCCTGGCGGGTGAAATTCTCCTGAAAGCGCTGCTTGATGCCGTCAACGATGGCGCGTGTCTGCCCGTTGCCGGGGCGGCTGATTTTGTCGATTAGGCGTTCTAAATCATCGAACTTGGCGTCGGTGCGTAACGTGAACATGTATCCACCTCAAACAAAAAGGACACTTACAGGGCTGTTGTAGCGGTAAGTGTCCTCTGGTTCAATGTCTGCCCCTCTTGGCTGGCTTCTTCGGCTTATTGCGCTTTACCCTGTCACGTTCATCGGAGATGTACCGATTGATTGTGTCAAAGTCCACGCGCAACCATGCCGGCATTTCGAGTATTTCCATAGGCGAAGGGCCATACTGTGACCCGCCCATGACGTACCATGTGCGATACACTTCCAGCGACACCGGATTGCACAGTCCGTCTGCCTCAAGTTCCTTCGCCTTCGCCCGCAGTTCAGCCGGCGTCAATGGCT